TCACATTAGTATCTTTTTTATAGCCTCCAGCTTCTTTTCAGCATCGTATCTGTCGTCAATCATTTCTCCTTTTCCGGTGCATAGCCACTTGATGTTAAGCATAGGAAATGCCTCAGAAATACGGGCAATACTGTCACTGCCTATGTTCCCTTTGGTTTTCCCCCCTCTGTCCGAACAATTGATGTAATTATTGGACAGACCGCAATAAGCCTCGAATGAATTGAATCCTTTTACTAACTTAAGTTCTTCCCTTGCATATTGGGCGAATATTTTTAACCGGTCTATCGCTCTTTCGTTATGTTCTGATTCCTTTTCCATTTATTTCACCATCTTTTTATTTTCCGAATTCCTTTTGAACTCTTCTATTTCTGCTATTTGTTTTTTTATCACTTCTTTAAGTACGTTTATCGTATCGTTTGCATCTTCAAGCTGCTTTACTGCCGTTCTCAAATCTTTCCCTATATCATTTGAGGCATTACTTAATGAATTGTTGTCTTTGGAAATTTCATTCTCAAAAAACATGTTTCCGCTTCCCGTCAATATATATCCGGGATTTATATTCTTGTACTGTGAGCATACATAGCTTACGACATCTATTTGTATGCTGTTTCTCCCATTCCTTGCATTGGAAAGTTTTTGTTTGGTCAAATCTGGAATCTCTTTGCATAAAGAGGCTCCGCTTATACCGACTTTGTCAAGTACCTCAAAAAACCTTTTTGTGACATCATCCATAATTTTTCACTTTTTATTTTGCGGTACAGAAAATATGTACTACATTTGTCGCCGTAACAAGTACGAGATGTTACCAGACATTGATTGAACATTCTCCTTATGGAGTTTATATATGATTGCCTCGTAATAGCTCGTACCTATTACGGGGCTTTCTGTTTAAAGCCAGTTATACAATCGGTTATTGCATGCTTTCCATGGATTGGATACAGCAGGGCTATCGGGGAAAATACGTTCGACCAATAACAGATTTAAAACAACCTTCCGAAGCTTCACGGTGAAAGCCCGTGAGGGGATGCACGAAAGAAGGCAGTCGATTGAAATAAGCAGACTGGTGCGCAGGTGCAGGTTACGGGATAACCAACTCTGTAAAAGCTGAAAGCCGAGATTGGAAGCACCCAATTCAGAGCCGATGGGGTCGATACCTAACTTATACTGGTGATTTACCATCGAATTATCCTTGAACCGTTAGAGAGAAAAACCGCTCTCTACGGGTAAGGGGATGATTCACTCAAAAATCAACGTTCCTTCAAACCTGGTGATTTACAAGTTAATATAAAGTATATAATTTATTGAATAAATAATAACATATATATTTTTAGATGCTGATACTATTAACTGATTGTCTAATAAATAAAATAATGGATTATGAAATACTCAAAACAAGACAAGGAGTATATGCAAAAGCTCAAGGAGGCTTTTGCCGATATGCAGGAAATACCTTTTCGTGAGTTGAAAATGTCAAAAGAGCGTTTTTCTCAATTATCGAACACGTATGAAAAAATTAGCGATTCAGAAGAGTTGAAAGATTTTGCTTTCATATCTACCCATCCATACGTGCGTGATTATTACATTTCATCTTGCGGTAATCTTCTGTTGTCTGAAAAACTGTCTTTGTTGACGAAAGAGATAAGTTCTATAAAAGAAACAAGTTTTACTGAAAACCTCGTAGGGTCTATTAATTGCATTTCAAATAGCATACAGAGAATATATGATTTTTTGTTATTTAATAAATGCAAACTTGAAATAAGGCATATCATTAAGATAAAGCCCTCTTTGACCGTTCATTTATATCTTTCCATTATATCGCTTTCATTGTTGGTTGTAGCAATATGCCTTGCTGTAAAAAGTGTATATCCATAGTTTTATTATGGAATAAAGGCTGTATAACCGATTGTAAACATTTCAAAGACCAATTTTAGACCTATTTTTTATGCCTTGGCTAAACATGTTTTATAACATACATATTTTCTGTACTTTTTCTTTTGAGTACAAAATATATGTACTATCTTTGCGGTGTTGTTAGAACGACAGAACGACAACAACAAGGCATAAAAAAAATAGGAGCAACTATAAAAGCCGCTTTTACTATATCCGAAGGCAAATATAGTGGTTTTCTATTAAAAAACAAAGATAATGTAGAAAATTTACATAAAGAAAGAATATGAAAGTAACAAGAGAAGAAGTTTCGAAGATAAAGCCAGGGAGTTCTCTTACCGTATGGCTGTCAAATTACAACGAATGTGACTCTGCGAGAGCAACTGCTTACAGAACGGCTTTGGCAATTCCAAGACCGGATGTAGAGAGATATAAGGTGGAAATTGATACCAAAACTTTCAAGGTTACTATAACCGCAATCGAAAAGAAATGAACCGTTCAGAAGCAAGAGCAGTTGCTGAGGAGTTGTACAAGCTTATGCGTAATGACGTGAAAAGACTTGTAAAGGAAGCTGTTGAAGAGGAAACTTCTGAATGGCTTGGTGCCCGTGAAGCTGCGGAATTACTCGGTTGGTCTCTGGGGACTTTATACAACCGTATAGACACCGTTCCTCATAGCAAGAGTGGGAGAGTGCTTCGTTTCAAGAAGTCATCATTGATAAAACTTCTCGAAAGATGAAATCAAGGGATTACAATCTTGTAATTGACGGCAGATACAACCACAGAGCCATCATGCAGCTTGCCTTTGCCTATTCCAGAAGGAACAAGTCACTCCGGCGGTTCTCCTTTGGGCATGCGTTGAGGGAGGCTTGGGCTGATGCTAAAATGAAGATGGACGAATACACCTCTTCCCTTGTCGGCAGGGAACCTATAGGCAGGAAATGCAATAGCCATGATATAGGATACGCGATGCTCGGCTGGCGATACGAGCATATGGACATGAATATTTAAACATTCCCGTGGTCGGATTGAACGGCTTCCGGTAGCGAGGACCGGACGGGAGCACTTGATAGGTCTTTGGAGCGGATTTAATCTGCAAATTGTGAAGCACAAGGCGGCTAAGACTATAACCCGTTGGCTTGTGAACATACAACGAAGTATTGAAAATAGGGAATATCACACAGTGATAGCCATGCTGCGAATGGGCAGAAAGGTTTACGACGGTTCTTTTGCACCGAAATGTCCTACGGTGGCGAGTATGCGGTTTGGGCACCCGTATCGCAAAGGAACAATATTAAAAGACAATATAAGCGTCCTATCCAGTCCTCAATAGGTATAAAGTAAATGGCGGCGAAGGGCGACCATACCACGCTTATCGATATATCTCCCCTCCCGTCAAATTCGGGTATGCTGAAAGGCTAAACACGCATTGTTGCGTTGAGGGCGAGCCAATATTTATTAATCTTTAAATATATAGAATTATGATTGGTAAAAAAGTAATTATTAGAGCAGACAGAGCAGGAGTATTCTTCGGAACACTGAAAGAAAAGAATGGCAGTGAAGTTGTATTGACAGACTGCCGCAGATTGTGGTGCTGGTACGGAGCTGCATCCATTTCACAGCTTGCGGTCGAAGGGACAAAAAGACCAAGCGAATGTAAGTTTACCTTAGTCGTACCCACTATCACAATACTTGGAGTAATCGAGATTATTCCTTGTACGGAAGAGGCAGTCAAATCCATTGAGGAGGTAGACGTATGGAAGAACAGATAAAGCTATTTCTTAGCTCTGGCTATGGCTCTGGCTATGGCTCTGGCTCTGGCTATGGCTCTGGCTATGGCTCTGGCTATGGCTCTGGCTATGGCTCTGGCTCTGGCGATGGCTCTGGCGATGGAATTAAAACATTCAATGGCGACAAAGTATATATCATTGATGATATTCCTACAATTATCAAGCATATTCATGACAATGTAGCTAAAGGATATATACTGAACGATGACTTTACATTGACTAAAACATTTGTTGCAAAAGAGAATGGGAAATTCGCTCATGGAGAAACATTGCACGAGGCCTTTGCTTCACTTCAAGAAAAATTGTATGACGATTCAACCGAGGAGGAAAGACTAGAAGCTTTTAAAAAGCATTTTCCAGACTTTACTAAAAAGGTATCGGCTAAAGAATTGTTCCATTGGCATCATGTGCTGACCGGTTCGTGCAAGCAAGGAAGGTTGTCATTCTGTACCAATAAGGGAATAGACATTGACAATGATACTTACACCGTACATGAGTTTATAGAGTTGACTCAAGATTCTTATGGCGGTGATATAATCAGAAAATTGAAGTAATTATGTAATTATCTCGTGGTCCTTCATAGATGTTGGAGGGCAGTAAGGCTACCACCGGAACGCCCACGGGAGCAACAATTTTATGTATTCATAAATTTGCATAATTAGGTTTTGTCCGGGCGGTCTGTGAAGATAGGCCGGATTTTTATGAAAAATATATATAATCAATAATATACATATGGAAAAAGAAATTGTAATCGATGAGAATTATCGAACAACAAAAGTGTTCGATGAAATGAGAGTAGGGGATGTGGTTAAAGTTCCCTATAGCGACTCCCGCCATTCTGGGATAAAAAGCGAAGCTGCAAGACGTAATAAAGTCGCCAGGTTGACGAAAAAATTGAAAGGTAAAATAGACCTTATGTATAGGGTATCCAAAGAAGAACACCCGGGATTCTCTTCCATTATACGACTTAAATAGTTATAACATACACACGACATGAATAGAATCCTTACAGAACTTACACTTGAATGCGAAATTACAGCACGAATGTACGCCCAGGGGTATGAGAAAAAAGAAATAGCGGAAATCAAATGTCGGGCTGTCAGTACAATTAGTAATCAGATACAGACTGCCATGAGAATTCTGCATGTGCGAAATGGAAGAGAGCTTGCAACTATGCTGTACGAGCGAATAGCTGGTATTAAATTCACTATGGATTTTTCGCCTGCTATCCGTGTGTCTGTAGCATGTTGTCTATTATGTATTTTTTCTCTTTCTCTTTATCACGAACAAGGAGAAATGAGAAAAGGTGTAGAATCAAGAATTAAACGAATAGAAAGAATAAGGAGAATAGAATGAATATAGAAGAAATCCAATCCATAATGATAGACAGCTACCAAGTCGGATACATGGAAGCAATCAAGGCTTACGAGCCTGCGCAAGACCTTATTCGACAAAAAGAGGTTAAGAAGTGGTTAAACATGATGAAAATAGACTTTAAACGTTTTAATATTCTTGTAGGTAATAAGCTGATTAATCCTATTCGAAAAGGAGAAAGCCGAAATTCGCCTCTTTACTATTCAAAAGCTGAAATAAAACAAGCTTTATCGTTGGCAAATGTAAGCGGAATAATGTCCAGGGAAAAAATTAAATCAGACATGTATTAGTATTGGGACACCCACGGGAGCATGAATGATTGAAGTTAGAGTTTAGTTTTTGTCCGGTCGGTTTGAGAAAATAGACCGAACTCTTTTTTAGGAACATCAATTAAAAACAATATAAATATGGGAAAGAAAAAAGTAAAAGTCAAGTACAACGCTCCCGGCTGGGAAGACAGAATCGGGACCATATACAGCATTAGCGGTGACAAGGTAACGATAGAGTTTGGAAAGCATTTCTTTATCGAGGTTTACAGAGACGAAATCATTTTTGTATGAGAAAGATAAATTGCTATACGGTATTCTTTGCCTTCTGCTTATTGTGGATGGTAGTATTACTGGTAAGGTCGGTAACCGTAACCAATGTGGGGCAAGTGTTCCCTGCATTTATGTTCTCCCTGATGGCATCCCTTTCATGCCTTGGGATATACATCACTTACAATGAGTGATTACGCTTAGAAAATAATGTTAGTATTTGTTCGTGCCGTCCAATCTGCGAAGACGGGCGGCTATCCGGGATATTAGCTCAGAGGTAGAGCGGTGCATGGTATTGGTATTTGTAGTTTGTCATGGTATTATTTAAAGGTTTCATGCACAGGTCACGGCGTTCAAGTCCCGTATATCCCACAAACCAATTATTAAATCATAATTATATGTCGCTTATTAAAAAATCAAACGAATTAGTGATACCGTCTATCATCAAGATGATGATTTACGGTCAGGCAGGTATGAGAAAGACAACTACCGCCCTTAGTGCTCCAAGTCCTTTGTTATTGGACTTCGACAATGGTGTCAAGCGTGTAAACATGTCACATCTGGACGGAGTGGATATTGTTCAGATTACCTCCTGGAATGATGTCCAACAAGTTCTGCAAGAAGATTTGTCCGCTTATCGTACTATCGTGGTTGACACAATCGGCAAAATGATGGACTTTATCATCTCCTATAAATGTGGTACCCGGCAGCCGCAAATAAGGGACTGGGGTGGAATTAACCAGGAGTTTTCCGGCTTTGTCCGCAACTTGTCAAACTTGAACAAGAACATCATCTTCGTTGCCCACCGTGATACAAGAAAGGAAGGTGACGATACGGTATTCATTCCTGCATTGCGCGAGAAGTCCTACAACTCCATCGTTACCGAACTTGACTTGCTGGGTTACATGGAAGCCAGGAATGAGAACGGCAGAGTTAAATGTACTATCACTTTTGACCCGACAAGCCGTAATGACGGGAAGAACACTTGTAACCTTCCGTCCATTATGGAAGTGCCTACCATTCTTGACAAAAACGGCAATCCGACGGCCAAGAACGATTTTATCACCACACAAGTGATTAATCCCTATCTTGCAATGCTGCAAGTCAAGAAATCCGAGATTGACAAATACAACAAGGTGATAGAGGAAATCAAAGAGAGCATTGAATTTATTACTGATGCTCGGTCAGCCAATGATTTTGCTTCCCATATCAATGAATTTGAACATATTGGTAGTTCTTTGATGATGGCGAGAAGAATTTTCAGGGATAAAGTGAATGCTTTGGGGCTGATTTATGACGAGAAAACTAAAACTTACTCAGATGCAGCCTAATGAGATTTGGAAAGACATTCAAGGTTATGAAGGGCTCTATCAAGTAAGTACCCTTGGTAGAGTTCGCTCTTTAGATAGGCTTATTAAAAGCAGGTATGGTAATTTTAGAAAGATAATAGGAAAGATAATTAAGCCTAATAAAATATGGAGTGGATATTTACGAATATCACTATGGAAACAACAACAAGTTGAATATAAATCTCTTCAGAGGCTTGTTGCCGAAACGTTCATTCCTAATCCGCAGAATCTTCCATGTGTCAATCATAAAGACGAGGTTAAAAGCAATAACTCTGTTTCTAACTTAGAATGGTGCACATGGAGATATAATGCTAATTACGGAACAAGAAACGAACGGTTTAGCAAAAAGAAAATAAATCACCCGAAGATGTCAAAAGCCGTTGTTCAGTGCCGAAAGGATGGTACATCAATAAATACATTTGAAAGTGCTAAAGAGGCTGAAAGGCAAACGGGTATTAATAATGCTAATATTATCAGTTGCTGTATAGGTAGAAAAAGTCATCATACAGCAGGTGGTTACAAATGGAGATATGCGAATGAGTAAAATATCTTATAAACTATACCCGACATTGTTAGATTCTTATCAGAATTATATAGACAGTGATAAGATATATCAAAAATATTATGCTTTTTCCGACAATCCCCCATGTAATGAAGATGAGTTCAGAGAGCAACAATTACAATCTCTTATCGATAGGATAAACAGAGTACCTTTCGATAGCGAAAAAGCTGATAGAGGAACATGTTTTGGGGAGACAATTGACTGTATGGTTGAAAATCGGAAATCCGAAACTGTGCAGGTTGAAAAGATATATAAGGTAATACGTGAAGGAGCTTGTGACGAAACAGGTAAACCTTTGTATTACGATGAGGTTCAGACCAACGAGGTTATAGGTTTGAAAGCTACCTATAATAATCGTGTTTTTACTTTCCCAATCTCACTTTGCCGAGAGTTCGCCGGTTACTTCAAAGGAGCATTGACCCAACAAAGGGTAGAAGCGATTCTTCCAACCGCATACGGCAATGTTTTGGTTTATGGGGTAATTGACGAACTGATGCCTACCAGTGTTCACGACATCAAGACAACAGGAAGCTATACCGTGGGGAAGTTCAAAGACCATCATCAACATTTGGTTTATCCTTACGCTTTGATGAAGAACGGTTCGATTGTACGGACATTTGAGTACAACATCGTAGAGTTCAACAAAGGCAGTTATGTGGTAGATACCTATACTGAAACTTATGTGTTCAATCCGGAGCGTGATATACCCATTCTCACCAACCATTGTGAGGAGTTTATCCGGTTCTTGGAGGAAAACAGAGAACTTATCAACGATAAAAAGATATTTGGAGGAGAAAATAATGAGTAAAAGTGTCAACCAGTGCCTTATTATAGGCAACGTGGGCAAAGACCCAGAAACAAGGACGCTTGATAACGGCGTAAAGGTTTCCACATTCAGTGTTGCGACTTCTACGGGAGGTTATAAAAAGCAGGACGGGACAGATGTGCCGGAGAAAACGAGCTGGCATAACATTGTCGCATGGCGTGGCATTGCCGATATTGCAGAAAAGTATATCCACAAAGGGGACAAGGTAACAGTGTTCGGAACTATCAGCTACCGGGAGTATGAGAAAGACGGCATCAAGCGGTATATAACAGATATACTTGCTTATGACATAGTTTTGGGAGGTCGGTCTGAAAGTTCGTCCTCAAGGCCTGCCATAACAGAGAGCGACGCTCCACAACAAAGCGACTTCCCACCAATGCAAAATGTTGGTGACGATGACCAATTACCGTTTTAGCCTATGAAGGAGAAAATTTGTTTCAAGTGTGGAATATTGAAGCCTTTATCAGAGTTTTACTCTCACCCACGAATGGGTGATGGCCATTTAAACAAGTGCAAAGAATGTACTAAAAAAGATGCATCTAAAAGATACTCTGAAAAATCAAAGGATGAATCTTGGTTGGAGAATGAACGTGCGAGGTCAAGGGAAAAATTCAAAAGGCTAAACTATAAGGAAAAGTTTAAAAAGACTTTGTCTATTTGTAAAGAAGAAAGTAATATATCAAGAAACCTTAGAGTTAGAGGTTACAACACTAATGGGAAAGAAGCACACCATTGGAATTATAATAAACCAAACTCCGTATTTCTTTTGAGCAAAAAGGCACATAGATGTATTCACAAGTATATATCAGTAAACTATTTAGATAAGTTCTGCTATACTCATGATGGTGCTGTTATTGACACATTAGAAAAGGCTAAATCGCTTTTTAGAAAATGGCTTGATATGAACGGTATAGGTGAAAGCTTGATACATGTAGATATAAAGCCGTTGATAAATATAAATCGCAGTGATTGAGTAAGTAAATAAAACTTTTAGACTATGAAATACGACGGTGCCAATCCCCTCCATGCCCAGCAGGCAAGGTCAAAGCTTGAGAGGCTGATAAAGGAACGGAAAGTGTTTGAACTGACCGAGAAGAAACCTCAAAGGAGTATCCAGGCAAATAAATACCTTCATGTTTGCCTGGCTTACTTCGGGTGCCAGATTGGAGAAACGATGGAGTACGTTAAGCAGAACTATTACAAGATTCTCTGCAACAAGGACACTTTCGTCCGTGAGAGGGACGACAAGTATCTTGGAAAAATAAAATACCTGCGCAGTTCGTCTGACCTTGACAGTGCGGAAATGAGCCTTACCATTGAAAGGTTCCGGAATTTTGCAAGTGCCCAAGGTATATACATTCCTTCTCCAGAAGAAGAACGTCTGATTCAGTTGATGGAGATTGAGGTCGAACACAACAAACTTTATATTTAAAACAATGAAAATCACTCTGACAAAACAAGAAGCGCTTCTCCTGCAAAAGCTGCTTTACTCCTACAAGGAATGCCTGCCCGATGGAACGACGGAGAAGCACGGACGTTTTGTAGGGAAGCTTAACAAGAAAATCAAAAGACAAATTATTAACCAAATTAATCATGGAAGAGGCTAAAAACAACTTTGACAAGAAGGTAAAGATGCACCTTGCTTGTTCAAAAAGAAATGATTTACACAAGGAAATGGAATGTATATACTTCAAGGATGGATTCGCATACGCAAGTGATGGAATTATTCTTGCAAGAAACAGAATATCTGAAATATCGAGGTTAGAAGAACATGAGATAACCGCACTTGACGGAAAATTCCTTCACGCTGACTTCTACAAAGATATGCTGAAATACGATAATATCATGATTTCTGAAGATGGCATAGAATGCAGCAAAGGCAACGATAAATTATTCTTCTACTTTTCCCAATTTGGCAAATATCCTAATGCTGAAGGATTATTGCAGAATTCTTTGAACATGCAGACTACTCCGCTTCCACAAGTGAAGTTTGACATGAAGGCTATACAACGGTTGAATAAAGCTCTTTTTGAAAGCGACAAGTGCGTTGCTACATTTAAGGGTACTAATAAACCTATTGTTTTTGATAGTATGATGGAGGGTGTAAGCAGTGTCGGATTGCTTATGCCGTGTTATAGTGAAGATACGGAGGAGTAATATGGAAGAGTTTATTTCAGACTGGTTCATTCCGATGGACTTCGGGAATGACGCTCCGGAAGAAATGCCGGACGGTGAGGACAACTTTAATTTTGAATGATTATGAAAATAGTAAAAAGCAAGAGTTTTGGGAATGGTATCGTGTATTGCCTACGGCTGGATGATGGAATGCTTGTGGAAACCACGGACACATTCTTGCCGTACTACACAAAAGACGCTATCGGAAGGAAGCAGAACTTTTTGGATAACAAAAATCTTGGAGACCGTTCGGAAAGGTGGATGATTGGAGTTTCAACCATGAGTGGTTGTCTTGTACGCTGTAAGTTCTGCGCTACTGGTAATATGAAGAAATACCGCAATCTTACTGCGGACGAGATAGTGGACCAAGTTTTATTTGCCATTAAGCAATCTGGATGCTGCCCGAAGGATTCAAAGGAATTTAAGATTAACTACACTCGTATGGGTGAACCTTTCTTAAATATAGAAGCCGTAAAAGAAGCTATTGAGCGGATTACTGAAATATACCCGAATACACATCATTATGTTTCTACGATTGGTATTAAAGGTAGTGATTTTTCTTTTGTAAAGGGAAATGTAACATTGCAAATAAGTTTGCATAGTTTCGATGAAGAAAAGAGAGACTGGCTTATTCCTTATCCGAAGAAAATGTCTATTGAGGAACTTGGGCAAATAAGAACAGAAAGTAACTTGAAAACCACTATCAACTTAACATTGGTAGATGAATCAGACTTTGATGCGGATAAACTGGAAAAGTATTTTGATAAGAAGCACTTCTTTGTGAAGTTGTCCCCAATCAATCCAAACAATATATCAGAGAAAAACAAACTCGGCAATGGAATTATCGAGGGAGTTAATTTAGTATAAACATTTTAATTGACAGAATCATGAAAGAGATTAAAGAACAGCTTGAAAAAATGGGATATGACTACGCAGTAGCAATAGCAACAAAATCAGAGATTGAGAACGGAGCCGCTTGCGGTCAGCTTTCAATTATAGTTGAAGATGAAACAGAAGAATAGTGAACTTTTTGTTCAACCTGCCTGCTCGGTCTGTGAAGATATGGCAGGCGAACATGGAGAAGTGACGGAATTGGTAGACGTTAATCAAGATGTGAGGTGCAAAATTCCAGGATAACCGTTAATAACCAAGCCGGCAACCTGCGAGACATCTTAGGTAGAATAATTTAAAATCATATAACCGCAAAAACACCACTCGTCCCGGTTCGAGCCCGGGCTCTCCACATAAATGTGAGCCACACATAAATGGCACGGGTCTTAAATAATGGTTGTGCCCCGGAGAATACGCTTCGGGGCTTTTAATAAAAAGAATAACATGGAATGGGAATATAAACAAGTTAAAATATACATTGATTCTGATGGGATATTTTATTTCAAGATAGGTAGCATTCTTTATACCGAAAGGACATTGGATGGTGCTAAAATGGTTATTGATGAGAAGTTAAAATCATACTACTTATTCAGTCAAAAAGACATGGATAGACTAATGTCTAAACTTGACAAAAGAGAGCAAGAGTTGGTTCGTTCTCTGTATCAAGAGATAGAAGGTCACATGGGTAGTGCTTATTGCGAGCAAGGAATAAGTGAAAAGGATTGGGAGTGGGATTGGGATTTTAATAAGTAATATGAAACCTTACATAATCACCTCTATGTCCCTAATCACGTATAGCGGCAGGAAGATACCTCTCGAAATAGTCGAGAGCCAGATACTGACAAAGCCTTTGAAGGCAATCAAGGAGAAGCTGCTTGACGCTTTCTCCACGATGAAAGACAAGCCGGTGAATGTTGAACTTAAAATAAAGCATATATGAATAAAAAGAGGGATTATATTACAGTTACAGCCGATGTGGATGTATATTTGGATGATTACTTCGATGATTTTATGGATTTAGCCTCTGATGAAAATTTGATTCAAGAAATAGAAAAACGAGGGCATAAGGTATATAAGAAAGAATGTTGCATTACCCCTTTTGGAAAACAGCCTATTGAATTTGATAATCCAACCGATTTAAAGAGGCATTTGTGTGATGTAGTTAATGTTGGCTATTGCATATCCAATGAAGAGCTTATCAATGAAATAAAATTAAAACTACCATGACGTTTGAAGAAATGAAATCCAAATATTGCGGAGCAAACATCCGCAAGAAACACAAAGATGAAGAGCACAAATTGCAAGTCTCCATGATAAATTGGTTCCGGCTACAATATCCGTCTATGCGCCATAATCTTTTCGCAATTCCCAATGGTGGAAGAAGGGATGCTGCAACCGGAAGAAGATTAAAGGATGAAGGAGTATTAGCCGGAGTTTCCGACCTTATCCTATTAAAAAGCAATCGATGTTATGGTGCTTTATTGATTGAGACAAAGACAAGGAAAGGGATACAGCGTGAGTCCCAGAAAGAGTGGGAATCAAAAATCACAGCGGACGGGTATAAATATGTCATAGTCCGGTCGCTTGACGAGTTTATAGAAGTGGTAACAGACTATTTGAAAGATGTATGAAAATAAAGATGAACAAGCATGGCACGGATACGAAGAATTTTTAGAATGGAGGAAACGCAATGAGAAATAGTTTTGTTTTTTACAGTAGCTGGTGGGAAGCAATCAAGAATCTGCCGAGAGATGTTCAGGGAGACGTTCTCACAGCCATAATTGAGTATGGCTTATATGGAGAAACTACTGAACAACTAAAGCCGATTGCGAAAGCGATGCTTGCTATGGCTAAACATTACATAGATAGGCAAGGAAAGCCGGGTGGATTTAAAGGTGTAAATTCTAATGAAAACAATATCATCAGAAATTCTACTAAAATGAAAAAATGGCGTAATGACGTGTTTAATAGAGATAAGTTCATTTGCCAAAATTGTGGAAAGTGTGGCGGACAATTGAACGCACATCATATCAAACCTTTCTCTGTATATCCGGAACTAAGATTTGATATTAATAACGGTATTACGCTATGTCGCAAATGTCATATTGAACTACATAGAACGGAAAGATTATGGCAAGAACATTGAAAAAGAAATCTTTTATTTTTAATGTTGAATGGCAAGAGATACTATTGGATTATCCTGCGGAGGTCAGACTTGAGGTGTACGATGCAATTATTGAGTATGTTGCATCGGGGACACTTTCGGAGCTGAAACCTATGGCTAAGATGGCATTCTCATTCATTAAAAAAGAAATAGATTACAATACCTGCAAGTACGATGATATTGTATCAAAACGAAGCGAAGCAGGGAAAAAAGCAATGAATAAACGCTACAATAAAGATGTAACAAATCTAACAAATGATAGCAAATCCAACAAATGCTATCAAGATGTAACAAACCTAACTGTTAATGATAATGATAATGATAATGATAATGATAATGTAAATGTAAATGAAGAATGTCCCCCCTATAATTCCCCCCAAGGGGAATCTGCACCGCCGGAAAGTAATGAGGGAGATAAGATAAATTATAATGCTCTTATGGATACATTCAACAGAATGTTTGATGGAAAGCTCCCAAAGGTGACAACAATGACTGATAAACGCAAGAAAGCCGTAAAAGCAAGAGCTTCCGAACATGGGAAAAAAGCTATCGTGGCTGTTTTCAACAATGTTTCCAAATCGGCATTCCTTTTGGGACATAACAACCAAAACTGGTCTTGTGATTTCGACTGGATATTCAGACCGACAAATTTCATTAAGATTTTAGAAGGCAATTACAATGGAGAAAGAATTAGCAAAAATCAACAGGATAGCGAGCAGCGAAAACGTGATTCAGTTCTTGCAGTCGCTACAACCGTCAGAGAAGCTGCCGCAAAAAAAAGAAAAGAACTTGAAGCAGAGGGCGTTATTGAATAAATATCCTGACCCAGCACAATTCATTCTTGATTACAATCCCGATTTGCAGTTCAAAATTGTCAGATGCAAGGCGACTCACTCTGATTTAGCCATGAATTCCTCCATACCTACATTAGGGCTATTGGCTTCGACTTATGGAGATGAAACCCCTTTGGAATGGTTGAAAATCCAATTCGGCACACTTAATGACTTTGCAGAGGTATCTACCAAGATTGCCAGGGAGCAGCTTAATGAGTTGGCAGAGATATTTATTTCTGAGTATTATTACCTTAATGCGGCTGAGATATGCTTTTTTATTGCACGGTTTAAGTCTGGTAAATATGGACGGTTCTATGGTGCTATAGACCCGATGAAGATAACAAGTGCCATGCTTGACTATATCAGGGAACGCCGTATCGACATCGAACGCTATGAGCGTGAGCAATACCGGATACAACGCCAAAAGGAGATAGAAGAACGTGGAGACAACAGAATTTCCTATGCCGAGTATCTTGAACGTGAAAGGAAGCTTGTGGAAAGCGGAGATGCAGAAGCAATGAAAAGAGCGGCAAATCGCGTAAGCAATATCAGTTTACGTAAGTAATGGCAAAGAAGAAATTACCCCTCTCCCCCGTCCGTTGCCGCCAATGCTCATACTCCAGAGATTTCATAGAGAACTCTTGTTTATGCAAGGCCAAGGACCATAGGGTGTGCGCGTGTGACCGGTATGGGAGAATATGCGAATGTTTTAGCAAAAGTAAAAGATGAAAGACATAGAATTATACAGAGATAGCTTTCAGAATTTTCGTAGCTATCAACTTCCTAAAGCGCAATTGATTATAGCGGATGTACCTTACAATTTAGGTAAAAACGCCTATGCAAGTAATCCTGCATGGTACAAAGATGGTGACAACAAGAACGGAGAAAGTGAATTAGCCGGGAAAAAGTTTTTCAATTCGGAAAACGAATTTCGCCCAGCCGAGTTTATGCACTTTTGCAGCGATATGCTGATAAAAGAGCCGAAGAAGCCCGGTAAATCCCCTTGCATGATAATATTCTGCGAATACGAACAACAGTTCATGTTCATAGAACTTGGCGGAAGTACGGGCTAATGAAATACATTCCGTTGGTATTCCGTAAAGACTTCTCCGCACAAGTATTAAAAGCCAATATGAAAATAGTCGGTAATTGTGAATACGGTCGGATGAAGTAGAAAAAGAACTTTCCCTTTTTGTAAGTCAGCCTAATATGAAGCATGAATATCCTACTTATACTTTGCAGGACATTATGCAGAAGTTACCACCTTCCATCAATATATGTATGCTGCATATATATAAGGCTGCCGACTTGTGGTATTTCGTGTATATGGATTCCTATACCCGTACCATTATAAGTACGCAGTATAGTCCGGATATTATGAGTGCAGCCTATCAAATGCTGTGCTGGGTGATTGAGAACGGATATTTAGAAACAAACAAGTAATGATATGGAACGAATAGTAGAATTAAGAGGATTAGAAGGAGTATATTGTAGTGATGTAGTTCATGCTTATATGTCTTGCAATGCAGAAGACGTTCAAAAAGCTTTGGAGATTGGGATTCCATGTACTGGAGCAAATGACTACGGAGCGTATAACATCTATTTTGACGATTACGGAAGAATATGTTTTGAATATATGCAACGTTGTGTAACAAGAGAATACAGATACGTTGAATCAATAGAAGAGGCTATAGACTGGATGAATAGATTTATGAATAATGGAGGTTGATTATGGGTAAATATAGATACAGAGAAGTAAAGAACTATATCCACAACGAACTAAAGTTGACAAGAGAGGATATAAGGGAGATAATGATTCCTATTGTTAAGGAAGAAGTGAAAAGAGTTTTTAATAATACTTATGGAGACGATGTTTCTGTTGAAAATTGGATTAGATGTATGGTTTCCGACGAAATAAAAAGATGTGGAGGTTATGGTTTTATAGCACCTATATTTAGAGATATTCTTAAGAAAGAAATAGTTGATAAAATATCAATAGAGGTAAATGTAAAAGAGAAATGATATGGAAATAAAAGGGAAAGTACATTGCTTCTTTGAACAAAGCGCAACATTCCGTGACGAGTTTAGAAAACTTGGATATGAATCTTTCGATTATGATATACAAAATTCATTCGGAAAGACTGACTATCAGATAGACTTGTTTGTAGAGATTGAAAAAGCATATGATGAAGAGGAAAGCATATTTAATAATATCACGAAAGATGATTTAATTATAGCTTTCTTCCCCTGCATTTATTTTGAAGCTATGCAAGCCAATTACTATCAAATGGCATGTAATAATCTTTATTGTAAAGATAAAAAAGAGCAATATAGTATAGTATTAGAAAGGATAAATAATAGAAATAAATTCTATATTCTATTATATAAATTGTTTGCCGTTTGTGATTTGAAAGTTTTAAGATTGATAGTCGAAAATCCTGCTACACAGCCGCATTATCTTTTATTTCCAGCTAATTTCATACCTTATACTTTTATTGACAAAGATAGAACAAAAAGAGGTGACTATTTTAAAAAACCAACAGCTTATTGGTTTGTAAACTGTAAACCAACAAATGGAAGAAGTTATCAGAAGCCAATACAAACTAAAACAATAATGAAAAGTAAAAAGGGAAAGAAAGCAGGAATTTGTTCCGAAGAACGGTCAATGATTTCACCGGACTACGCAAGGAATTTCATTTGCGACTTCATACTTGGGAAAGTACAAAAACATACACAACTTGATTTATTTAAATAAGAGAGAATAACTATGAATGAAGAACTTTTAAGATTAGCATATCAATCCCTCAAACGTCAATTTAACGACATTAACAAAAATAGTTGGATATGGACTGATTTCTTTGAAGATGAAAAAGTTGGATTTGATTACTTCAAAAAACAAATTGAACAAGATGAAGATTTCGCCTACCTGCAAGACGAGACATATTACTTGGACGAGGATTTAGACGAACTGGCGTATGATATAGCTTATGAAATTGCTTTAAAGTTGAAAGAAAATGATTTTTTTCATCAATGTGAACAATGTATGTTAGAAACTTATAAAATTGAATAATTATGGACGAGAAATTTAAAAAGAAGTACGGTATCTACGATGGTATAGATACAAGCGCATTCAAGTATATTCCCGAAATTAGTTTCTATAATAACAACTATTTCGTGGGCTTAAAGAGGGATAAGAATGTAACAAATGACCTACTTTTCGCACACAGCGATGATGATAATCAAACAGATTGGTATGTCTTAAATGGAAGTTTTGCTACATACATTGGTTACGAGTTTACTGATAAGGGAGTAATTAATCTTAGTGATGAACCATTTACTTAATGATTATGAAATATACACTTACCAAAATTTATATCTATAGGTGCATAGCTCCATATCGAAAAAGTTATAGCATAATGACTTATGACGGGCTAAATAGAAGCAACATTGTAATTGTTGGTAAAAAGCGGTTATTGAAAGTTGCCTTTGCCTTGATACTTATGGTTTTATTTAATAAAAGAACTACTATAACCAGATGATTATGGAACAAAAGGATATAACTATTGAATGGCTTAGATTGGAATTTTATAAATGCAATCATGCCAAATACAGAAAGTATGCTGATGAATGGCTGAACAACCTTACTGACGCACAGATAGAGGGATTTGAGAATCAGCGTATAGGACAAATTGATAAATCGAAATGCGTATGAGTGGGAAAGATGTACTAAGGCTATTACTTATCAGTTATGGCTTTTGCCGTAATATTGAGATAAATACTTATATGGATAACGGTGGATGGATTGGTTATGAAGTATCTGCCAACAATGACGATGGTATTGAATACTACGCAGTAGATTGTGAAGGTTTGCTTTTTCATATATACGAAATACAGAAATTTATGAGAGATGAAAATATTGAGCCTCGTATAATGTCGGGTAATTTTAGTAATAAGCATCTGCTTTTAGACGAACATTTGAACGATATTTTAAAAATGAATGAGAATCAACATTATTGTAAAACAAATCCGAATAAGTTATGAAACAGACAGTAGAAGCAGCAGCAAGGGAATATTCCAATGACCAAAGAAATAGGCAACATCATTGTGAACCGTACTGCATTGTTGATTTTAAGTCCGGTGTCGAATGGCTGTCAAAGCAGTCGCCGTGGATAAGCGTGGAAGAACGTTTACCGGAATATTCGTGTTGGGTGCTTGTGGCAGGGGGGAACTATAAATATCGAATTTTGTTTTACTGTGGAGGTAAGTTTTATACGAATAAAAGTTTAATAGCATATGATGGGAGCGTTCTTTTCTGGATGTTTATCCCATCCTTCGACCAAATCCTCGAAGCGAACAAAGATGTGTTACAACGATTAAAATAGAAATTTTATGGAAGGACTAATTCACATTGATAATCTATGTTCACGTTGCGGCTTTTTTACATCTGATACATCAGTAAATGGTGGTTATGGATGCAATCATAAGGATTGTGACGATGGAGAATTTATTTATAGCGGAGATATAATTGACTGGCATAAAGCTTATAGAATTGTGGCAATAAGACTTACTAAAAGAAACATAAAATGCAACCGTAGGCTTGCCAAGAAGTTTTTAAAAAAGGCAAGATTTATTTTGAATAAGAATCGTGAAGCTTTTGGAATTAAATTCCAAGGAAAATGTCTTGCTTCAACATGCCCTTTGGGTTATTTGGCAGATAAAGATGATATTATTAGGTTTGGAGAAGACCCAGAATTAATGGCAGTAGATGATTGGCTTGTTATAGAAAATAACGAATGAAAGAGAAAGGAGATTAATATGAAGAAGATACTTTTATTTGCCAGTTTAATGCTGATACTATCATCTTGTGATAGTAAATCTTATCATGTGAAGAGTGGCACTGCAATAACCATTGATGGCGACACCATTGAGTTCTATGGTGGAACAATCACTTATCCTTTTTTCGGTCAACGTAGTATTAGAGATATGGTTATTAAAGAGAAAGGAGATTGATATGGAAACCCAAACGATTCAAATAAGAGGAGATAATGATGCAATAGCATACATTAATTTTGTAGATAGGGATTTAGCTGTATCTATCGTATATGGAGATAATCAGTACGATTTCACCATTGAACCCATTACCCTAAAAGCATTGGCATACGCCTATAAACTACATTGTGAAGAATGTGACGAAAAATACAATAAGGTATGAAAGCAAGAATAAAAGAAACCGGAGTTTTAATAGATGTAACTCCGAGAATAAATATCAATGCGCTATATAACGGAGATAACCTATATGTGTGCGATAATATGGTTTTCAGAGAATGCGAACTTGACTTTTTGAATGTTGGGAATTTAGTAATTGACTGGGAACAGAGGCGTTATGAACTGGCAAAGGCTGCAATGCAAGGATTTTGTAGCAATCCACATGAACAGATAATGAGTGTTGACTCAAATATAGTGGCAGAATGGAGTATTGGTTTTGCTGATTCACTAATAGAGAAACTGAAAGGAGATTGAATAATGTCAAGAAGAGAAATATTAAAGCTATCAGATATGAAAGACATGCACGGCTCTATTACTTTGGAATATACCGGGATTCTTTACGCAGGTGCAAATCGGGAGAAGATGCTCCAGGAACTGGCAAAAGTTAATCCGCAGGAGTATTGTCTTGCATTGGGTGTGAATGATGATAGTAAAATTTTTAAAGACATTTCGTCGGGTTCCTTGGTGTCGCCGATGAAATTTTTTAAGAAACTGAAAGGAGAATAATTATGAAAGCACATGTAATGAAACTCGAAAACAACTGTGTAATTGTTGACGAGGAATATTTTAATGAGATAAAGAAGCAGTCAGAATTTAACCAAGAAAGGATAAACGAGATTGTCGAGGAAAAGTTTTTGAAATACATCAAAGAAAGCGGTATCAAGCTCTCCTATGAAGTAAACGGAATACCCTATATATTCCATCATAGTTTGTTGAATGAAATAAATTATGAAGAAAGAGGGTATCCGGAATCCGTGTCAGAAAGGGTGAAGCATATTATCGCAGACGATATAACCGAGGCTTTGAATGACAAGCTTAAGGGGTTGAAAGACGAGGCTTTGAATTATGCCTTAAGTGAGTTTGACAAACAGAAGCACGGTTTAGAGGCTAATGTAAAAATATGGAAACATTTCGCATTAATCTTTATCATTACGACTATTGTTTTAACATTTAGATTATTTATACAATTATGACCGAAGAACTTGTGACATTAGAGACAGCGAAGCTACTAAAGGCGGCAGGATTTAAAGAAGATGTTAATAGCTTTTATGAATTGGTGTATAAAGGAGGTAGTGGTCCTGAGTATGAGATAGATGAAAGCTACGATGCCCAGAATTATAATACAGACGTTTACTCTATCTCTGCTCCAACTCAATCTATTGCCCAAAGGTGGCTTCGTGAAACCAAGAACCTGCATATCGAAATATACCGAAGTGCTGTAGGGTACGGCTATGCTATAGTGAAAGCCGATAACGGAACGTGGCAGGAAGATGATGATTCCAGGGGGACTAATGATGGCGGTCTGTGGGACACCTACGAAGAAGCACTTGAAGCAGGAATACAAGAAACGTTAAAACTTATATGAAAATGACTCCTATTGTAAATGATGCTTATAGACTTAGAAAGCTTCTAGAAAAAGCAACGGGAATAAAAGTTTATAAATCAGATTTAATTTCTAATTATTTCAATTGTTATATAAGCATATCGCAAGAGTACAAGAATGAAACTAATCCGCATATTACAGTAGCGCAAGGTAACTGGTCGATAGTTAATGGCGGTGAATATAAAATCTCACTCTATACACCTACAATCGTCATTAAAGGCAAGAAGGTGCTTAATACTTGTTTTGTAAAAGATATATTTTACAAGATAGTGGAAGCATTAAATAATGAATTTGGAGAAGGTAATTGGGATACGTGTAACAATGAAACGACAGTTTGGCTTCCCATGTCTCGAAACTCGTTCTATTTGCAAATTCCAAATTTTGAGAAGTATTAAAACTTATATGATATGGCTAAGAAAATAATGTTTAATGATAAATACAGCTTAACCCAAGCTGTGTTGGAAGGTCGGAAGACTATGACGAGAAGGGTCTGCAAGTATGACAGACCAAATGAAACTTATGATATTGTATTCCCCGTTTTTGAACCAAATGATTACGATAATGACGGGAACATAGTATCTCCATTAAATTATGCTTTTGGTTGGAAAAACGACAAAGGAGACTTTACGGGTTGGAATATTCCTAAATACAAAGTCGGTGAAGTTGTTGCCATTGCGCAAAGTTATGAAAGTTTAGGGATGAATCCCGAAATCGCACTTGATGATAAGGACGGAATAGGATTTTATACTAAAACCAAATTCGCACCCGGCTGGAAAAATAAAATGTTTGTCCGCGCTGACCTTATGCCCCACCATATCCGCATTACCAACATCAAAATCGAAAGATTGCAAGACATCTCCGATAAAGATTGCTTGAAAGAAGGAATTTATAAAGGACAATGCGGAAGTGCAGATACACATTTTATGGATGCTTATTATTATAAAGGGGACATTCAGCCTTATTGCACCCCTCGTGAAGCTTTTGCATCCTTAATAGATTGCGTTTCTGGCAAGGGTACGTTTAAGAGCAATCCTTATGTCTTCGTTTACGAATTTGAACTGATTGATTAAAATTTATTATGGAAACCGTGGAACTGATAATTAAAGTCTCCATCACTTTATTCAATGCCATTGCATTAGGATTTGTCCTAATCATGGTAAGCAGATGGCATAGGCGCATGGAGGACAAGCTGAATGAGATAAGGGAATACACCCGTAGGGTTTCAGACCGTGATGATGTTATTTATATGAATCAGCTTCAATGGCTGAAAAGTAAGTTGATTGAAGAGGAACGGTACGAGGAAGCCGCTAAAATCAATAAATGTATTGAGGATGAGTATAACAAATTAAATAATAGGAAACTGTGAATTTATGAAAGAAATAGAAATGTATCCAGGTGTAAACATTGACTACGCATACGAACAGTTGAAAAAATACAAGCAGAAAACTAGTGAAGATTGTTTCTGCAAATTTAATGATAAAGAACTGTATTCAAGTGAAACACTTGATGAAATGTATTTGAAGGTCACGAGAAAGACGAAGGCTGAGTTCGACAAGGATTTGCAGGATGAACATAACGAATACCTGCGAAGGGAAGCCGAGTTCAAGGCTAAGATTCCGCAATTGATAAAAGAATATATGGCTAAAGCACGTGGCATTATTCCGGATAAACATCTTGAATATTGGGATAAGATTGTTCCTATACGATTGAACGACCTCTATAAAGGGTTTGAACTCGATTGCTGGTTGAAACTTATATTCGAACTCAATACAGATAAGCCTAAAGAAGAGCGTTTTAAGAACTGCTTACAAATGTTCATAGACCAAGGTCACAGCGGAATGAGTGCAAGCCTTGTGTTTAGTGGGCTTTGTCGATTTCATGACTTAGGTCCTCAATTAGTTGATTACATAAAGAAACATTGAGTTGTTGAAAAGGAATAACCATGAATAAAATATAGTGATTATGAAGCGTGAAATAAAATTCAGAGGTAAAGGTATTGATACGGGGAAATGGGTATATGGATTTCTCTCTTTTTTCTATACTGCCGGAAGGGACGAAAACGGGATTATCTTTACGGACAAGGCGAGGATATATTCTCCGGAAGACGGCTGCTGTTACGACGTATGGGCTGAAACCGTCGGGCAGTTCACCGGCTTGTGCGACAAGAGCGGTAAAGAAATCTATGAAGGAGACATACTTATGTGTGAGCAACATATAGCTCTTGTATTGTGGAACAAAGAACTTGCTACATTCGCATTACAATTCGATTTTGAAAAAAAAGTCGGCATGAGACCTTTAGGCGAATGGCATGCTATGACAGTCGTTAGTAATATTTACGATAGCCCAGAATTGATAAAACAGCAATAGCCATGAGAGTAAAGAAATATTTCCATAACATCCAGTGTGATGTATGTGGGGATTTAGCCAATGAAGATATGTGGCATGAGGATATGGAAACCGTTGCCGAAGTAGCCAATGAAAGCGGATGGTATTACGACCCAGTGGATGACAAGCACTATTGCCCGGATTGCTATGAATATGGGGATGATGGAGAGATATTAGTTAAAGACGGAATGGTAAATACAATGGAGATAATATTATTAGGGAAAAGGCTTGAAGACTACCCGGAAACAGAATATTACGAACGAAGGCTTATCTATACAACATACAGTTCTGGCTTCAGAGAGCATAACATTGCGGCATTCAAGAGCAGGCTGAAAAAAGACTTTGACTACGAAGTAATAAATCATTTCGTCAAGGACGGTAACGACTTTTGGACTACAGATGAAATTATAGCCGCTGTCCGTGTTTCCTTGTCCCTCAATCTGCTTACGGATGAAGAATGGAAGAAGGCAATCCCGATTATAGAGCATGGTCTTGAAGCCAATAAAGCCTATGTCCGTATGCTTGACGAGATGTCGGATATATTGGAGAAGTATTGCGAGGAATGGGAGGATTTGGGTATGCGCCATACCTTCATGCAACGTGTTCCTCATGAATGCTGGCAGGGACGTTTTAGCAGGCATAGCCAGAATCCGGAACAAAAGCCGAATTATTCATGAGTATCAAGCAATTGAAATAAGGTAAGTAATGAAACATCTATTCTTTTTATTTGTAGGATTTTTGGCTTTATATGAAATTATGAAAGCCTTAAACTGTAAGAAAGTATATTCCCGCACATGCGAATATAGACATCTTCCCAAGGAAAAGGTAAAGGCATATTTAAAAGAGCACCCTATGCTTCTTCTAATGAGTATTTTGGATATTTTCGGATGGATAACATTAATGGCTGGACTAATGACAAGCCAGTGGGTTTTATTCCTGGCGGTAATGGCTTTGTCTTTGTCGAGATTTCAACGCCTCGGCAGTTGGGCTGTGTGTATAGATAGTATCATCACTGTGGCTATTTATTTGTTTGCCATTATTAATACTTATCATTTACATATAGAATTATGAGTAAACTATACAAAGTAACCATCTTCGGCAAACCGTTCATTCTCGGATGGTTCAGCCACGCGGACAAATGGTATCACAAGATTGGAATAATATATTGAAATCATGAGAAAAGTAGACAGACTGAAAAAGCTCCATGCACCTATTGATGACAAATACAAGAAGATTGACACAACGGTAAACGGGGACGCTGAACGCCTCGCGGAGATGCACAGAGAAACGGAAAAGGGGAAATATCCCTTACGCATAGACCACCGTACCGTAATATACGTGACCAGAGACAAATGCACTCCCGAATATGCCGCAAAAAAGCGCAAGACGTTGGGTCTTGCCCCTGCTATCGAAGTAAAAGGACACGCATCAAGACTTGTGGACATGGACAAGCTGAGGAGGATGGTAAACGACGGGATGAAGTCCAAGGACATTTCCTATGAGATGGGCGTGGCGGCTTCCACCATAAGCACTTACATAAGGAAGTACGGGTTGAGAGACAAAGGATAGATTAGCTCAAGGACCTATCAAGTTCACGCATACATACACAACAATATCACCCTCACTATTACAGCGATAGGCACCAGCCAGTCAAGAATACGCTCTATGCGTTCCATAGCATGACAAGCAGAAGCCGGCAGAAATCCGAATAGTAACGGTCGTCGGCCTGCGCAATCAATATGTCCAAATCATCGCTTCTCAT